CTACAGCGAAAGTGTCAAAGCGGCCGGCGCCGACACGGCGCGCGTCCCCACCTGCACGACGGATAAAGTCACTTCGCCCGCGACCGGATCTTCCGCCGGATCATAGACGAACGCCGATACGCTCAGTTCTTGCGTGCGGCTCGGCCCTACGTCGGGCGCGATTGTCAGCCGGTAGGCCTCGCGGTCTTCCGCCAACGGCGCATCGGTCCCGTCGAGCCAAGCCCAACCGGCGCGGCTCGATCTGATCCATGAAATATCGAAGCGGCCATCACTACGGTGCCGCGCCGCCAAATGCACCGGCGCTGGCGGCCGTAGCGCCGCTCCAATCGCCGGCACGCTGGCCGTCGCCGGATCAGCATCTCCGATCCCGGATGCCATGACCGTGACCGTCCCGCCTGCGGCGGACAGCGGCGGGTCATAGGCAGCGAGTGCCTCCGCCTCGATCAGCACGAAGCGATCGCCGGCGGCATGCGCGCCGGCTGCCGCCCCGGTCCCGCGCCGCCCCCGCGTCAGCCGGGACAGCCGCCACCGCGCGTCCTCCAGCGGCTCGGCCCGCCCGAACTGGATCAGCTCATCGCCCAGCAATGCCAGGTTCGCGCCGGCGAGAAGCCGAGCGTCATCGGCATCCTCCAGCAGCATCCTGTCGTGCAGCAGGACGATTTCGACGGCGTGCTCAGTGTCTATCAGCGCTTCACCGGCCTCGCCCAGCCCAGTCGTAGCGGTCCCGATCAGCGCAGGCGCCGCTGTGCCTCCGATCGACGTCCAGCTGACGCCGCTGTCCAGGCTCGCCAGCAACGCCGCGCGCCGCCAACCCGGCGAAGGCCCGGCCGCAGCGACATACAGCCGCGGAACATCGATCGCGGCATCGTCGAGTCCGGGCAAATCGAAAGCATGCACCACGGTCGGCCCGTGCACTTCGTCCGGGGCACTCACGCCGCGCCCTGGTTCTGCCGGAGGCACCATTGCGCCCCCGGTCCACACCCGCCCGAGTTTCAGCCGAACGCCCGCACGATCGACGCTGCGCTCGGCGACCCGCCACCCGCCCGGGTCACCCGGCAGCCGAACGTCCCTCCCCGGCCCTGCCGTCATCCGCGCCCAGCCGACCCGAACCTCGCGGCGCCCCCGCTCGCGCGCCAGCCGCGCCAGCGCATCCTCCGCGACCGCCCGCGCTTCGTCCGCCGCCAAGGCAGCCGGCAGTTCCAGGTCGATCGCGCGGCGTCTGCCCGGGCGCAGCGCCTGCTGCACGCCGGCCTGGTAATCCCGCGCCGGCTCGTAGTAGCTGAGACGCAGCGTCTCCGGCACATCGGCCGCGGCCGCGAACGCTTCGCTGCCGTCCTCGGCCATCTCGCTCGCCGTCAGCATCAGCGGCGCGCCGCCAGCGCCGATCCGCAACGCCACGCCATCGTCGTTGAGCACGATCGGCAAGGCCGCGCCGAGCGTCTCGACCAGCGAAGCAACGCTGTCGCCGCTCGCCGCGAACCCGCGCAGGGACACTCCCGCGCCTCCGATCGTCCCCATCGAAAGCTCGCCGAGCATCGCGCCCACCGGCACCGGCCCCGCATCCGCGTCCACTTCGAATGTGAGCGATGGGATCCGGTTGCCGAACGGCCCGAGCGCCATGTTCTCGAACACCGCATAGGCGCCGCCGCGATAGGCAGGCGTGCCGCCTGCCCCTTCCGCCGATGCGATGAACGGATCGGCCGCCTGATCCTCGCCGCCAAGATGCAGGCGGAAGCCCGTCTCGCTTTTCCAGTCGCCGGCGGTGCCGCGCAGCAGATTGCCGTCCGCCCAAATGCGCCCGACCGACCGGATCGCCCGGCCGGATAGCAGCACCGCGAACGACGCCGAATAGCTATAGGTCGTGGTGCTCGGCCGTCCCTTGCCGCCGCCCTGCTTCGATCGGTGCTCGACCAGGTCGGTCGCCCATATCACCGTCCCCGCCACCCTGAGCGTGCCGAACAGCTTCGGAATCGCCGCGCCATAGCTGGATGTTTGGACCTTCAGGTCCTGCAGCCGCGGCCCTTGGCGACCCTTGGGTTTGAAAATCTGGCCGTCGATCGCCTGGCCGGCCAGCGCGCCGACCGCGCCACCGATCGGCCCCAGCAGCGATCCCGCTGCCGTCAGGACAAGCGTCGCCATAGCCCAAGTACCTCCCATTCCGGTTCACCGGGCCGCTCGACCACCCGTCGCAGCCCCGCATCGGCATGCACGAAGCCGCGCGCCGTCTTCACCGCCAGATGCAGCTGCCCCGGCCCGGTCCGCATCAGCATGATATCACCCGGCAACGCCCGCTCGACCGCAACCAGCCCCGCCGCCAAAATTCGCGCGGCGACGCCACCGGCGTCCCCGCCCCGCAAAGCATACCCGCCGGCGACCTCCACTCCCGCCGCGACCGCCGCCACGCCCACACAGTCCAGCCCTGTCTCCGGCTCGCGCCCATGCGACCGAAACCGGCACCCCACGAGCGCCAGCGCCTCTGCTTCGACTACGTTCTTCACTTTGCCCCTCTGTCATCCCGGCGAAGGCCGGGACCCAGTCCGTCAAGATCGCGCGCGGGAGCGCGCGATTGGCCTATTCCCCAGGATACCGCGTCAGCAGGTCCACACCCGGCAGATGCGGCTCGCCGCGAAAGTTCGCGACATTCCCGAACCGCTCCCGGCACGTCGCGAAACGCTTGTCGCACCCCTCCGAAACCTCGACCCGCAAGCCCGCCTCCACTACGAACGCCGGCGGCTCCGCCAGCGTCACCGCGGCGCCCGCACTCGCCAGCACCATGCTCGAAAGCCCGCCATTCGCCCCGTCCAGCCAGCGCAGCCGCCCCCCGCCCCAGCCGTTCGCGACCGGCTCGCCCGCATCCAGCGTCACCGCATCCACGTCCGCCGAAACCACGCGTGCGATCGCGCGCCGCCCCGCCATGTCGACCCGGCAGCGCCGGTCGCCCAGCTCCGCGCGGCACAACGGCGAAGTCGCCTCGCACACCGGCATGTCCAGCGCCGCGCCCGGCCCTTTCAGCTCCGCCGAAAACCTGCCCCGCTCGATCGAGACTGCGGCCAGCTCGCCTCGCGCCACCTGCACCCATTGGTTCGGATCGCTCCAATCCACCGCCAGCACCTTGACCGCCGCGCCATTCCATCGTCCGGCGCGCAGATCGGCCGCACTGATCGCCGAAGCGGTCAGCGCTCCCGCCACCTCCAGCGCGTCCGCCTCGAGCGGATCGCCATCCTCGATCGCGGACGGCACGATCCCCGGCGCCGCCCGATAGCGAAAGCCTTCGACCACCAGATCCCGGTCATGCGCGGCAAAGCCCAGCGCCACTCCGTCCCGCCGCTCCACCCGCCAGCACAGGGCGAATTGCGTCAGCGGCCGCTCAAGAAAGGCGGGCATGGCTCTCTCCGATCAAATGCAAAATCCCGCCAGTCGCGGGGTGAACACTCAGCTCTCGGCGGGCCCGCTCTCCGGGCTGACCTCGTCCTCGTCGATCTTGGTGCGTGGAACCGCGGCGTCACCGGGTCCCTGTGGAACCACCGGCGGCCGGCTCGTCTCGCGGGAAATGCGCACGACCTTCAGGCCGCACTTCTTTCCCCATTTGCGCGCCAGCTTCTCGAAGCCCTCATAGACGCGCGGGTGATACAGCCAGGCGCCGTTATCGGCGTCATATTTCCACCGCTCCCGCTGGATATAGTCGGACGCCAGGTTCCAGTCGTTGACGAACACCGACATCATCCAGGATCGGTAGGTCCGTTCGTGCAGGCTGCCGCCCAGGATGCCGATCGCGATCAGCTCATAGTGATTGAGGAAATACTGGATGCGCCGGCGGATTGCCCGCTCCATCTGGCCGTGCGGCACGATCAGCCGTTCCAGCATCTCCGGCGTCTGGTCGCTGAAATGATCCTTGAAGGTTTTCAGGACCCGCCGGTAATGCTCCGACGATTCCGACTTCTCGATCAGGTCGATGGTCGCCCGCCTGCGGTTGACGTCGGCGTTCTTGGCGATGTTGCGGAGCGCGATCAGCGCGGAAACGGCGATGAGGATGGGAGAAAATGCCGCGATCAGCGGCTGCCACTCCCTGAGAAAATCGAGAATCTGGGTCTTTAACACGCAAAAAGCGGCCGCATTGCCAGCGGCCGCCCGTCATCAGCTAGCGCAACGCGGCAAACCTGCCTCAGTCGCGAGTGCCTTCCTTGCTCATGCCCGGTTCCTTTCCTCGATAACCCTAGCGATACCCGTTGAACGCTCTCTTAACAAGCTTCCATCCCAAGAGCGAACGCCTTCGCGCTTACGTCTCATGCCTTACGCTTCATAAATTATGGACGCCGCCTGCTTATGTCAACGAACGGTTGCGATCGGGTTTGATGTCTTTTCAACTTCCTCCATCACGTCCCGTAAATCGAGAAACATGATAGGGTTCTCGGACTTGCGGTTTTCTGAAGTATCCAAAAGTCGAAACCCCATTCTCTGATAGAAAGCGACGGATTTGCGTTTCGCATCAAGGATGAGAAAACGGCAACCTGCATGCGGCACGATTGAAAGCAGCACTATACCGATAACCGTCTCGACTAGCCTACGACCAAGGCCGGCACCTTTATGCTTGTCGCAGCAAGCGAGTCGCGCGATCCGAACCGCAGGCTGATACGCATAAGCGTTGGCGTCCGCCTTGTCCGGCAACTCGTAAGCATCTTCTAGCCGCACCTCAGCACACATTATGCTGATATAGGCTATGACATGTGGACCGTCCTTCACCTTGGCAACGTATGTTTGGGTGAGATTGGCCCCCGCAGATTTCCGGGCCTTTCGGCGCAGAAAATTCTGCAGAGGCCGATCCTCTTCGGCCGCCATAGAAAATCTGCTGACCTGATCGATCTCAGCAGCTTCCAGTCTTTTAATGATAATTTCTTGCCCCGCCATGCGGGGAGCTAGCGATGTAGGCGCTTACTTTGCAACCGTCACGAAGCCATTCTCAATCAACGCCCTTGCCGCAGCGATGCCACTACGAGCCGACGCCTTCGCAGCGCGGCTCTTGGTTCGAGCGCGAGTCTGATTGCGAAATTTCTTTGCGTCCTCGCCAGAAAGCTGGAGGCCGCCGAACGTGTTTGATATAACCGCCATCTCAACCTCCTTTCGTTCAGAGACGCGAATCAACGCCTGCCAAAATGCAGCGTTGGAAGCGGAGCTACTAAGATTTTGTGGCGGTGTCATGGTAAGACAAGTCGCCATGACCTAAAATATGGCTTAGAGCCATATTTGAAAATCCCGAAAAGATCAATAGAAAACTCCAGAAAACTGGGGTTTGGGGTTTTTGGAAAACTACCGAAAGGTGCGAAAAAATCGCAAATAGGCAAATTCCTACCGTAGTCGCACTCTACCTTGAAATATATCATTCCTTCACTTCCACCAACGGCACGCTCAGCGCCTCGCCGGCCAGGAACGTCGCGCGGTTCACGGTCAGCCGGTCCTCGGCGAAGCGCACCGGCACGTCGAAGCGGAAGCCCGCCGTCACCGCCGCGCCGTCCTCCGGCGCCGCGTCCAGCATCACCACGCCGCCCGCACCCAGCGTCCAGCCCGCCACTTCCACCCCATCCACGGCAACCCGCACCGATCCCGGCACCGGCCGCGTGATCCGGCGCGCGACGCCGTCATAATCCTTCACCAGCGGGAACGCCGTGGCCACGCCGTCGCCCGTTCCCAGCAGCTGATCCCCAGCCCCCGGCAAGCCCGTCATCTCCGCTGAGCTGTCGTCGAACGGATCGCGAAAGCGAAACGCCTGCGCCGCCCCCCTTCTCGCCCGGAAGAATGCGATCAGCGCGCCCAGATCGGCCTCGGAGCGCACGCCCGGCCCGGCATCGAAGCTCAGCCGCGCCTCCGCCCATTCGGCATTGCGCTGCTCCCGCCCGCCCGCGCCGGCCGCGATCGCCGTGGAGGTCGCCGCCTCCACGCTCGCCTCGCGCCCCACGCTCAACGGAAAGCTCACATCGGCGAACGCGTCCACATCCCCCTCCTCTTCAAACCAGGTGAAGCCGTCGCGGATCACCTGCGGCAGCGCCCAGGCGAACACTTGCCCCACGCCGCGTTCCCGCGCCGCCTCGATCGCGTCCGCGATCGGCGCCCACTGCGCCCGATCCTCCGGCCGCAGCACGAACCCGCTCAGATAATGCTGCGCCTCCGCCGGATAGCCGAGCCGCGCCGTCATCGCCGCCGCGCCCCGCGCGCTGGCGCCGGTGTCGCCCGCCGTCACCCACTCATAATCTTCCAGCTGCAGCACATCGAACGCCGGCCATGCCCAGCCCAGCGGCGCCAGCGCCGTCTCCCGCCCCGCGATCGTCGGCAGATACAGCAGCAGCAATGTCTCCGCTCCGGGATGTGCCGCCTTCACCGCCCCGGCGAGCGCCATCGACGAAGCCGCGAGCATCGCCCCGGCCTGCGCGTCGCTCGGCACGCCTCCAGCGGCCGCCAGCGCCGCCGCGTCGTGCACGCACAGCCCGTCGTCAGGCGCGACCCACCACCACGGCTCGCCGATCTGAAACCGCACACGCAGGCCCGCAGCATCGGCGATCCCGGCAAAGGCCAAAGCCACCGCCCGCAGATACCCCATCGCTTGCGTGTTCGCCGGCGACAGCAGGGTCGAAGGCGGCACCCACCCGGTCAAAGCCGGCCTGCCGTCGCTCGCCCGCTGCTTCCAGTCCGCCGGGCAATGCGCGTCGAACAATTCGTAGGACAGCGACAGGATCAGCGCATAATCCAGCGCCGCCGCGCCCTCCGCGAAGCCCTGGTGCCAAGCCGCGCAAGGTCCATTCAGCGCACCGCCGTCCAGTGTCGCCAGCCCGCCCGAGAGCCAGAAATAATGGCTCATCCCGACATAATGGTTGATGACGCCGCGATAGCCGAGCTGCAGCACATTCCGCAGCACCCGCGCCGGCGTCAGGTTGTAGCAATCGTCATACCCCGTCGCGACGCGCAACTCGTGCGGCGGCACCATCACGTCGCCGATCGCCAGCACCGATCCCGACCCGTCGCAGCGTATCGCGGACAGTTCCGCCCAGCCCTCGACCGGCGTCGCCAGTGCACCGCCCGCCACGTCATATCCCGGCGGCACCAGCGAAACGAACATCCGGTCGACATCGCCCGCCCATACCGCCTCGCCCGGCAGCGAAAACCCGCCCTGCAGCGCGGCGAAGTCCAGCGTCACCACCGCATCCTCGGGCGTGCCGACCGCATAATTCCACAACCGCACATACCAGGCCCGCGCGACACCCGCCGCATCCCGCCCCTCGATTGTCAAGGTCGGCCCGTTGATCGCGTCCAGCGCAATGACGCCCGCAGACCGCCACCGGAACGACAAGCTGCAGCCGCGAAAGTCGCGCGAGGTCTCATATGCCAGCAGCGGATGGTCATGCCCGTCCTCGCTCCACCAGATCAGCCCGGCCAGATCGTCCCTGCGATAGAAAACGGCATCCACCCGCAGCGCATCAGGCGTCCCGGTCACCACCGAAGCCATCATCGGCCGCGGAAAATCCACCGTCCAGAACCGCGCATCGAACCGCTTGATGAAACCCGCGTCCTGCCCGGCCCGCGCGCCGCACAACCAATACCCCATTTCCCCTCTCCCACCCCTCCACCCAGCGGGGAGAGGGCGACTCGCCGCCAGGCGAGCGGGGTGAGGGGGCACCGAGTCAGAGAATAATCTCCAATCCGGAACCCCCTCACCCGGTTCAGCGCTGCCGCGCTGACTCGACCTCTCCCCGCTGGGGAGAGGTGCTTATCCCTCCACCGCCCGCCGCACCGCCCGCGCCACTTGCCGCGATGATCGCATCAGCGCCTCCCCGGCGTCCGCCCCTGCCGGCGCATTGACGTTCACCGTCACCCGCACCTCTCGCCCGCTCGCAGCCACCGGCGCCTCGACCCGCCCCGCGCCGGTCGGCACGAACAGCTCCGGCCCGCGCTCCCCCACGACATAGGCGCGGCCGGGCGAGACCGGCCCGCCCGTCGCCCGCCCCGGCAGGCCGAGCAGCCCGCCAACACTGCCGAGGATCGACTGCACGCCCGATTTCACCGCCCCCGCCGCGACCTGGCTCAGCACCGACATCGCGACCCGGCCCAGATCCTCGAAGCCCAGCTTGCCCGTGCGGATCGCCCGCGCCAGCCCCGCTTCCAGCGCCCGCCCGGCCCGGTCCACGCCGGCCCCGAACGGCCCGTCCAGCTCGGCCCGCATCGCCGCCACGTCGCGCGCGAACCCCTGCGTGTCGGCGCGCACGGAAACAACCAGCCGCTCGATTTCCTCATCCATCCGGAAAAAGCTCCTGCAACTGCGCCAGCACGTCACCGCCAACCGGCGTTTCGCTCGGCGGATTCATCGCGCCGAACACCCCCGCCAGCTCGGCCGGTGTCGCGTCCCAAAACTCAACCGGCCGCCACCCGAGCAACGCGCCCGCGAGTCCCGCCAGCCTCAAAGCGGCAACCGAAAATTCTCCGTTCGTTTCGAGCGAAGTCGAGAAACCCAGCTCACCACGCTCGCGCTTCTCGACTTCGCTCGAAGCAAACGGATGCTGTTGCATCACCGCCCCTGCAGCACCTGCCGCAGCAACACCCGCAGCGCCGGCGTCGCCGCCGCCAATCCGCCCGTCGCCAGCCCGTCCGAAAACGCCTCGCGCGTCAGCCCCTCAGGCCGCTTGGCGACGCAATGCCAGAACAGCCCCGCCATCTCGCCCAGCCCCAGCCCGCCCGCCGCCGCCCGCTCCACCAGCGCGAACAATGGCCCCAGCTCAGCCTCCGCCGCCACCAGCGCCGAGAATGTCGGCCGCAGCACCAGCTCCACCCCGCCAACCCGCACCGCTGCCTCGCCCCTAGCTGCGTTCGCAAAAATGCGCTCACCCTGAGCTTGTCGAAGGGTGTCGGCGCCGCGGGCTTCGACAAGCTCAGCCTGAGCGCGAAAAGGGGCGCCCGTCACAACGACACCACCTGACCCGAACTCTCCAAACTCAACGTATAGCTCCGCTCGCCATTGAAATCCCCGGCATAATCCAGCCGCGACACCAGGAACCGGCCCCGCATCCTGTCCCCGCTCTCGAAGCTCAGCTCGAAATCGTCTAGCACGCCCGAAAGCGCATTCCCCTTCAGCCGCGCCTCCGCGACGGAGCCGGTGAACACTCCCGCGCCGGACACGGACACGGACCGTACTCCGGCACCCGACAGCAGCTCGCGCCACCCGCCGGATCCCTTGTGCGTCACCACCACCGCTTCGCCATTCACGCTCAGCTGCGTGGTGCGCAAACCCGCCACGGTCGCATACGCCACCGGCGACCCGCCATCCCCCACCTTCAGCAAGAAGGCGGAACCCCGTTCAATCGCCATTGTCAGACCTCCATTCCCCGCACCCGATACTCGACCGTCCCGACCCAGCCGCCCGCATCGCGCGACGTCCGCGCCCGCAGCATCACGACCGATCCCACCGACCAGCCGCCGATCGCGCGCGGCAGATCCTCGATCGCCCGCGACGCCGCGCCCTGCAGAGCCACCGTCCGCGCCCAGCCTTCACCCGCGTCGTGCACCCGCACCAGCAGCCGCACTTCCCGTCCAGCCAGCCCCTTCGCGCCCCAGTCCGCGCTCAGCATTTCGCCCAGCGCCAGATAGGGTGGCGACGCCCGCGCCGGCCGCTCCAGGAACGCGCCATTGGTCCCCTCGACCGCACGCAGCGCCGCCAGCACCGCGCCCTGCAGCGCCGCCTCGAAACTCATCGCCAAAGCCTCCCCAGCCACCGCAGCCGCGCATCATCGCGGCGCACGCGCACGATCACAGCGTCCCCGCGCCGCTCCCCGCCAAACGAGGCCGCCACCCGCTCCAGCGCTTCGGCGCCAATCGAACGCCCATGCTTCTCAAGACCGTCGAGCATCGCGCCCTCCAAGTGTTGGAATTGCTTCGCGCGGAGGCGTGGAGGCGCAGAGAATATGGTGTTGAAGCGTGCTTCCGGCGAAGCCGAGCCAACAATATCCCGGCTTCGCCGATCAAAGCGCTGGAAACTCAGAAACCTCCGCGCCTCCGCGCCTCCGCGCGAACCAATCTTCTTTTCTACAGCGCCACCCGCCGCCACGGCCGCCACAAGGCAGCCACCGCAGCCGGCGGCGCCCCCTCGCGCGCGTCATCCCGGTGCGCATACAGATGCGTCGCCAGCCGCACCGCGCCCTGGCGCAGCGGCTCGGGCAAGGTCGCCCAATCCGCCGCCAGCCCCGCCTGATATGTCACCCGCAGCCGCGACGCTGCACCCGGCGAGGTCACCCGAACCCAGCCGCACCCTTCCGCGTCGATGTCGATCGCATAGGCCTCGACCGGCAGCGCGAACGTCTCGCCATCCGCGTGCATGCCCTCGACCGAAGTAATGCCCCGCACCGGCGACGCCCCCAGCCGCGTCCAGTTCAGCCCCACCGGCGCCAGCTCGACCGCTTCCCGCGCGATCCCGATCCGCCCGCAAAATGCCTCGCACAGCAGCAAGGCCGTCGCCGCCAGCCCCTCGATCAGCACATCCTCGTCGCTCATCGCGACCCGTGCATAGGTCTTCACCGCCTCCCGCGCCGCCGCGAGATCGCCGCTCCCGAATGCCGCCATCATCAGCACGCGCGCCTCCCCTCACAGCGCGCCAGGCGCCGCGTCATCTGCGTCATCGGATTGTCTCCAAATGGGACCAAGAAAGGCCTGGAACCGGAAAGCGTTAACCGCGTAAGGCCCTGGTTCAGGGACTTAAAAACAGGGGTTCAGAAATGCTCAGCAAGACATTGCTCGCAGCAGCCGCGCTGCTCGCCGCTTCGTCCGCGAACGCAGCGATAATTTACGAGCACAGCGGTGTGCTCGATCAATTCAACGATGCGTTCGAGGGCTACGCGTTAAGCCCTGGAAAATATCTCGTGTCAGTGAGTTTCGATGCTGACGCAACGCTAGCAACCTCCAGCTTTGTGGAAGGCATTTTCATCTATGACATCGATTGTGGCGGATTCATCTGCGGTGGAAGCGACGGCCCATTAGGCTGGGCCTATGTTCGCAGATCTCCGCGTTCATTTGAGGCTGCTGTGGAACTTCGTCCCGCGCACCGAGATGGATCGCTGATCTTCCAAGCTGACAGAGGCGTTTTCTCGCGCATCGCGACATTTGGACCCGCCGGCTATACATTCGCCATATCTAGCGCGCCGGAACCCGCCAGCTGGGCGCTGATGATCGCCGGCTTCGGCCTCGCCGGTGCTGCCCTCCGCCGCCGTCCAACGCCGGCAATAGCCTGACCCAAAACCCTCTCCCCGGTGGGGAGAGGGCGACTCGTGAAGCGAGCGGGGTGAGGGGGTTCTGAGTCCGCCGCCGCGCCCTATCACCCCATCGTCATTGCGAGGAGCATAGCGACGAAGCAATCCAGCCGGCGCGCCCGGCACACTGGATTGCTTCGCTTCGCTCGCAATGACGCAGCGGCTTCAAACCGTCCGCTCATAAGCCCCCGCGGCCCCCGTCCCGTCCTGCCGCCTGAGCACGCCCGCCAAATCATAGCGCAGCACGCCGCGCCCGGCCGGCACCCGCGAGTAGGCCGCGTTCACCACCCCGCTCAGCGCATAGCTGCCGCCGCCCGCACCGGCCGTGCCGGCCTTATTGTCCGCGAAGGTCATATTCGCCTCGCCCGCCACCAGCACGCTGCCTGGATCGAAATACTCGCCCGTCCAATTGCCGTTGGCGCCGGTCCCGCTCGGGTGCGCGGCGGACGATAGCCCCGCCTGCGCGTCGCCCGTCACCACGACCATGCCGAGCTGCGAGACGCCATAGCGGTATCGCCAGGTGCCGGTGCGTCCGGTGTTCGTCACCGTTCCCGGCGTCGTGCCGGTGAAGGTGTCCCCCTTGGTGTTGCGCTGGTGCAGGATGTCGAACCGCTCGGCCATCGCCTTTTGCACGCCCGCCGCGCCCGCCACATCGGCATACATCGCGTTCTGCCGGCCGATATTGGAGCTGGCGACGCCCACGCCCGGCACGGTGTTGCACATCGATACGAAGCCAAAGACCGCGACCGTCGTGTTGTCATTGCCGATGCCCCACGCCGCCGGACCCGACACACCCGCCATCTCGAACACATTCTGCACCCGCGCAAAGCCCGCCAGCGCTTTCGACTGCCCCAGCAGGTTCGATGCCTGCTGCTTCAGGAAGCGGTTGTTGTAGAGAATGCCCCCATCGATCGGCAGCGCCGTCGAGCTGTCATTCTCGTAAACGGTGACGCCCTCGAAAACATTGCCCACGCACACATTCGGCACCAGCCGCTTCGTGCCGGAAACGGTGCCGGTGCACCCCAGCACCAGCGCGTTATTCTCCCGCGTCGCGCCGGTGAACGGATAGAAGGGCTGCGCCACGTTCGCCATCGTGACATTGCGGAAATATTTGAGGCCGAACTGGATGCAGAAACCGGTCGCCTGCCCGGTCACGTTATAGGTGATCGTGGCCCCGTCAAACGCGATCCGCTTCAGGTTGGAGGCCGATCCCCCGTTCAGCGTCACCGCGCCGGTCGCGTTCACCCATATCGGGCAGCGGAAGTTCAGCAGGTCGGAAATGCTGTTGAGATTGCCCGCAAGCGTCAGCCGCACTATGCCCGTCGCCGCCGGATCCACCCTGATCTCTGTCCAGCACTTGCCCGCGGCCGCGCTGGTCGCGGACATCGCGTGATCCGCGCCCGCGCCACCGCTCGTCTCCATCAGGTAGATGGTCGATCCGCTATGATCGTTATGCCCCTTGCCCACATTGTTCGCCGCCGCCAGCGCGGTCAGCGCCGCATCCACGGTCGCGAAAGGCGTGGCCGCACTGCCCACCGCGCCGCCGCCCGCGCCCGGCTTCACATAGGCGATATTGCCGCCATAGCCCCCCGTCCTGTCCACCACGAATCGCAGCGGCGTCTGCCCCTGCGCGACATCGACGTGCGATCCGGGCGCCACCGTTCCCGCCGCGCCCTTCGCCGCATCGCTCGTGTCCAGCACCGCGTTCGCATCCCCGATCCAGGGAAACACCTTCGCGTTGACCTGCGCCAGATCGCCCTGCGTCAGCGCGGTCACCGGAATCGCCGCTTTCCAGACCTCGGCGATATTGCCTTGCGTCTGCAGGCTGGAGAGCACCGTCGCCGAGACTGCCTGCACCGCTGTCACGTTCGGCGTCGCCTGCGCGTCGCGCCCCTGGAACTGCACGCAGGCCACTTGCTGCCCGCCCTGCGCATGCTGATGCATCGCGACCGCCTCCACCGCCAGGCTGGAGCCCGTGGCGCGCTCGTGCTGCGGGTTGAGCCAGCCGAACTGCGGCCGCGGATAGGCCAGGGTCGAGCTGTTGGCGACGACGCCGATCGTGCCGGCCGGCGCGCCGCCATAATAGCCGGCGGCCGCGCTCGCCGCCGTCACCACGCTGCCCGCGTAAACCTCTTCGCTCAGCGCGAAATACACGGTCCGCACGCCGCCGCTCGCGCCGTTCAGCCTCCCGCTATTGCCCGGATATTGCTGGCGGATCACCGCCGTCCCCCGGATCGTGCGCGAAACCGTCGTCGCGTTGCCGGCACTATCGAAACCTGGATCGATCACCGTCAGCACGATCTTGGCCGGGTCGAAGGCCGATGCTCCGTCGTCCGGCAGCACCGCCTTCGCGACCCAGCCATTGGGCGCCGCCGCGTCCGCCCCGTCCGGCAGCACGCCCGGCCCCAGCATCTCCAGCGCGGTGATGCTGGATGCGGGCGCCGCCGCGCCCCCGCGCGGCCCCGCTTCCATGCCAAGGCCGAAGCCGATACGCGCCATCAGTAGAGTGCCACGATCGCCGAGGCGGTCGTCCCTGTCGCCCGCACGAACCGCGCCCGGAACGGCAGCACCGATCCGCTCGCGAGGTTCTTGAACGTCACATCGGCGGTATCGGCGACACCCCGCGCCACCACATCGCCGCCCACGCCCACGAATAAAGCCTTGGGAATATCGGCAAGCGCATTCACGTCATGCGGCGTGACGGCAATCCCGCGCGTCGCCGGCGCGGTCACCCCATCCGCCCCCGAAAAAGCATCGGCCATGATTGTCTCCTTCGTTCTGAAACCCCTCTCCCTTTCGGGAGAGGGCGACTCGCGCCTGCGGGCGCGAGCGGGGAGAGGGTACTGGGCGCCAAAACGTCCAACCCCCACCCCCTCACCCGGACGCGCTCGCGCACGTCTCGACCTCTCCCCGCCGGGGAGAGGTGGGCGTCACGACACCCCGAACTTCAGCAGCTTGATCGCCTCGCTGTTCATCACCATCCCGCCGATCCGCTTCACCGCATAGAAATGCACGAACGGCTTGTGGCTGAACGGATCGCGCAGGATCGTCGTCTCGGCCCGTTCCGCGATCAGATAGCCGGCGCGGAAATTGCCGAACGCGACCGAAAGACTGTCGGTCGCGATGTCCGGCATGTCCTCGGCCTCCACCACCGGATAGCCGAGCAAAGTGTCCGGCCGCCCTTCGGTCATCGCCGGCTGCCACAGAAATGCGCCGTCGGTCGTCTTGAATTTGCGGATTTTGGCCAGGGTGGCCGAGTTCATCACGAACGCCGCACCCTGGCGATACGGCGTGCGCAACGCCTGGATCAGGTCGACCAATTTGTCCTGCGGGTTCGTCCCCGGAAACGCGCTGGCCGTTCCCGTCGCCAGATATTGCAGCGTTCCGAACGCGCGCACCCCGTCCGCCTCGTTGGTCGGCGTGCTATTGAGAAAGCCCTTGGGCTTGTTGACCCCGTCGCCGCTCACGAACGCCGCGCCTTCGGCCCGCGCGAACTCGGTCGCGATCTCGCCCGCCAGCCAGCTTTCGACGTCGAACGCGGCGTCATCCAGCATCGCCTGGCTCGCCGCCGGATTGGCGAACAGCTCGCCCATCGGCGGCGCGATTTCCTTGAACGCGGGCGTATTGGTCTCCGCCCGCGCCCCCGTCTCGGACGCCCAGCCCGAAGGCGTGCCGCCCGTCGTCACCAATTTGCGGTATCCAGCCGTGCCGACACGAACCACATTGGCGATCCTGCGGATCGGCGAGATCGCCGTCAGCGTGCGGTCCACCATCGCATCGATCTCGCGCGGCACCGCATAGCCGCCATCACCCGCCACCGCGCCCGAAAAGCTCTTCAGCTCGACATCGGACCCGCGCCGCAGATACCCGTCCACGAAAGCCTCCCGCGCGCCGCTCACGCGCCCGCCCGACAACACCGGCCGCTCAATTGCTGTCGGCGCATGCGTCACCTCATCGAAACTCGCCTCGAGCGAGCTCGTCACCTGTTCCATCACTTTTCTCCAAAAAAGAAGCGCGCCGGATCGCTCCGACGCGCTTCGTTGCTGGCCTCCCGGCCGGTTCTTCGGCCGATCTCAGCCGCCGTCGTCGATCACCACCTCACTGAAATCAAAGTCCCCGGACGAGCAGCTCAGCTCCAACTTGACTGCCGATGCGCCCAGGTCCGCCTGAGCTTCCTTGCCGCCAAGCGTCACTTGAACATGCCCCACCGCATCGCCGGCCAACACGAACGGCACGTCGGTTTTCAGCGCCACCTCGCCGAGCACGACATAGTTCTTGTCCGCGCCCACCGATTGATCGACCACCAGAGTGATGTCCCGTTCTCGTTTGTTGCGGACCAGTCGCACCAGAACCGCGGCCTCGTCGTTCGCCGTGCGCACCACGACACTCACGACAGGATTGAAGCGCCCGGCCATTAGTTCCTCGACACGGAAAGTCCCGGTCACACGATAAGGGCCGCCCGGCAGGACCTGCTTGAAAGCGCTGAAATGGTCCTTCGCCGCTGAGCAATCGAAGTTGACAGGCAGTCGAGGCGCCGCCGCCAACGGTGCGGAAACAAACACGCACGCGATCACGGAAATGGCGAATGGACGCATGACAATCTTCCCCTTTGCACCCACGCTATTCCACCGCGATCACACGCGCCAGCGGCTGCATCGGAAACCGCACCAGGCTCACCTCGATCAGCTGCAGATCGATCAGCTCGCGCCCCTGCGGCAAATCCCGCGCGGCCCGCACCCGATACCCGATCGAAAGCCCCATCCCCGTCGCCACATCCCGCGCCGCCGCCCCGATCACCCGCAATCCGCGCGCATCCTCCGCGACCGCCTCGACAGCCCCAATCGCGGCACCATGCTCCCACCGCAGCGGCACCGGCCCGGCACCGGCGAAAGCCCCGCCCCGGATCACATCCCCGCCCCGATCCACCCGGTCGAACACCGCCGCATAGCCGGCGAACCGCACCCTCGTCCCCTCTCCCCTCGCGGGAGAGGGAGGGACCCGCTCGCCATCGGCGAGCGGGAGGGTGAGGGGGGACTTGCCGGCGCTCACGAAAGCCGCTCCCAAAGCCCGGTCTTCACCGCGATGCCGACCACCACCAGCGCCAGCACCAGCCGCACGCACCATTCCGCGACCGCCTTCACCGCCGACGTCTTCGCGTCGCGCCACGCGCCCAGCAGCCCACGCAGCTCGCGCAGGTCCTGCCCCGCCCCCTCATCTTCCAGTCCCAGCGAGGCCAGCGCCCGCCGCGCGCCCAGCTCGGATGCTTCCTCGATCACCCCGCGCAACGTCGCGCGCGAAGCCCCCTCGCCCTCCGCCTGCGCCAGCAGGGAGGCGAGCACATGGTCACTGGTCATTGCTAACTCCTACCCCTCTCCCCTGCGGGGAGAGGGCGACTCGCGCAGCGAGCGGGGTGAGGGGGTTCTGAGTCCGAACCCAAACTCAGAACCCCCTCACCCGGTCAGCGCATCCGCGCCGACTCGACCTCTCCCCGCAGGGGAGAGGTGCACGAATGCCCGCTTCTCGTCCGCCGACAGGAAATCCGCCGCCGACACCATCGCCCACAGCCGCTCGCGATCCTCGCTCAGCTCCGGCACCCGGTCGATGTCGACGCCGATCGTCACTCCCGGCCACCAGGGCGCCAGCCCCTGCGCCAGCGCCCCGTAGATCTTCGCCGCCAACGGCAGGATGGTCAGCCGCCACAGCGCCCGGTTGGCCTCACGATAGTTGGCGTAAGTCGCGTCGCCCGGCAGCCCCAGCAGCATCGGCGGCACCCCGAAGGCCAGCGCGATCTCCCGCGCCGCCGTCGCCTTCAGCCCCACGAAATCCATGTCGGCAGGCGACAGTGATAAGGCCTGCCACTTCAGCCCGCCCTCCAGCAGCAGCGGCCGCCCGGCATTGCCCGCGCCCTGAAAACTCGCTTCCAGCTCCGCCTTCAGCCGCTCGAATTGCTCGGCCGACAACCCGCTGCCGTCACCCGGCTCATACACGAGCGCGCCGGAAGGCCGCGCCGCATTGTCCAGCAGCGCCTTGTTCCACCGCGTCGCCGCATTGTGGATCGCGACCGCCCCCGCTGCCGCGCCCAGGCACCCGAGGCCGTAATGATCGTCCGACGGATGAAAACTCCGCACATGGACGATCTGCCCGGCGTCGATCCGCTGCGAAACCTCGCCGACCCGATACAGATAACCTCCCGGCCACCCCCGCGCATCCGCTTCGATCGAAACCCTGTCCGGCCGCAAAGCATATAGCTCCGCGACCCCTTCCCCGCTCGTCCCGAGCGAAGTCGAGGGGCGCGGAGACCCGCTCAAAACCTGCGCATACCCATTCCCATGCAGCAACAGGTGCGAAGCTAAAGTCTCCACCAGCCCCTGCCCGCCCGAGGTCGCCGCGACCAGCCGCGCCACCTCCGGCTCGGAACAGGAAACCGGCGCCGCCCCCACGCTCTCGGCCACCAGCCGCACCGCCCGCTGCGCGATGGGGTTCAGCGCATAAGCCTCCCGTACCTGCGCCTCATACGATCGCGGCCAGGCCCCGTCCGAAAACGCCACCCCAAACCCACGCGCCAAAGCCGGCCGCGCGGCACCGCCGCCGGCCTTCCTGCCGAACCATTTCATCTGAAGCTCTCCAATAACCCCTCTCCCCTCGCGGGAGAGGGCGACTCGCGCCTGCGGGCGCGAGCGGGGCGAGGGGGTTCAGCGCCGAAGCATCACGCTCCCGTGTCCAGCAAGGCCCAGCCCCGCCGCGTGTCCGGCAGCAGCAACAGCCACAGATCGTCCAGCATCAATCCCCGTCTAACGCCAAGCACACGTCAAACCAACACCCGCACCCGCGCCGGCGCCCTCGTCCCCAACATCAGTTCCGTCAGCGCCCAGACCAGCGCGTCGGCCCGGTCCGGCGATCTCCCCGGGCCTTCATAGCCGCCGCCGATCATGAACCCGCACAGCTGGTCTTCCAGCGCGGGGAAGGCGCCCATGTGCCGCACCCGGCCCTGTTCGTAGAGCCAGACCACCGGCTCCGCCCGCGCCGCCTTGCCGCGCGTCGCGTGGACGCCCCTCACCGGCAGCCCGGGATCGACGAGCCGCAGCATCTCCGTCACCAGATTGCCGCCATTGTTCACTTCCGCGATCACCCGGTCGGCGCCGTGCCGCCGCGCCGCGCGGCTCACCGCCCCCGCCCAGCCGGTCGCGCTCAGCCCCTCGACGGTCGCATCCTCGATCACATGCCCGCATCCGTCGGCGCCCAGCCCGACCACCACGATGCCGCAAGCATCGCCCGTCTCTGAAGCCGGCGGATCGACCCCGACCACCACCCTGACAAAATCCCGCTCGTCCCGAGCGAAGTCGAGGGGCGCGGAACGAGAATCCTCGAGAAGCCCCCGCGTCCACAACGCGCCCTCCACGTCCTCGATCAGTTCCCCGTCCAGCTCCTGCCGGCCCAACCGCGTGCCGTCATACGCCCCGCGCATCGCCGCCAGGAACGCGTCCTCCAGCACCAGATTGTCTTCCATCCGCCCGCCGGTCTTGGCGGTCGCGGCATCCTTCACGATCCGCTTCAACAGCGCGATCGGGCGCGGCGTCGTCGTCACCAGCGCGCGTGGGTTGATGCCCGATCGCAGTGCCATCTGCAGATTGTCCCAAGTCTCCTGCGGCTTCGCCCATTTGGCGAGCTCGTCGCACCAGGCGAAGTGATGATTGCCGCCGCGTAAGCCATCCGGATTCTCGCCCGAATACAGCCGGACGATGCTGCCGTTCGGAAACCTGATCTGCTTCAGCGCCGGCTCCCAGTGGCACCGCCTGCGCCGCCGCCTCAGCACCGCGAGCAGCCCGCTATCTCCCTCCACCATCACCGCCCGCGCTTCGTCGATCGTGGCGCCGGCCAGCGCGATCCGGACCGGCGACGCGAGCGCCTTCGCCGCCACCCACTCCGCCCCCGCGCGCGTCTTGCCATAGCCACGCCCCGCTTGCATCAGCCAGGTCCGCCAGGTCCCCGGCGGCTCCAGCTGACCCTCATGCGCCCAGCTGGCGAAGTCCGCGATCCATGCCTTCAGGTCGGCGGGAGTCAGTGTTTTGAGATAAGCGTCGCTCTGTTCGGCCGACATGTTCGCCAGCTTTTCGGCGTGCGCACGCACCAGGATGGATCGCCGCATACGCTCCTCCTCTCCCTTGCGGGGAGAGGCGACTCGGCCCCAGCCGAGCGGGTGAGGGGGCTTCCAGGCCCGACCCACAAACCCAGAACCCCCTCACCCGGACGCGCTTCCGCGCGTCTCGACCCCTCCCCGCCGGGGAGGGGTGTTATTTCTTCCGCTTCATCTGGCGGATGCGCTCGATCCGCCGCGCGATCTCCGCCCGCAGCGCTTCGGTGTCCTCCTCGTCCGGCAACTCCTCCGCTTCCGCCGCCGTGTCGCGGTGCAGCCGCAACAGCGTCAGCGCGATCGCGTTCGGATATTCGTGGGTGCGGTCGATCGTGCCGTCATGCTTGGTCACGGTCTTGACGGTTCCGTTCATCGCGCGCTCGAGCATCATCAGCTCCAGCTTGCGATAGGCCTCGCCCAGCGCCGTGCCCCAGCCGGCGCGGAACGCCGCGTCCTTCGCCTTGCGGTCATACACCGTCCCTACCGATACGCCCGCCCGCTTGGCCGCCAACGACACATTGCACGTCGCCGCCAGCTCGGCGAGGAACCGCGCCTGCTTGGCCCTGTCGAACGCGTTCTTGCGCGCCTGCGTCACCCGCGGAACCTTGCCGCCGGCCAACTCCGTCTTTTCCATCTTCGAACACCCCCAAAAGCAACGGGCGGCCCCTCCAACCCCGGAGGAACCGCCCGACTCACATTTCTTCAGCGTTCACGATATGTGCCAGATCATCGTCACGATGTCAAGCAATTTTTACCGGTTTGGTTATTTGACAACCGTCATCCCGGCGCAGGCCGGGGTCCAGCCCTAACAACACCAAGCGCGGCAGCGCTTCGTACCACCACGCTATTCAATCGGGCTGGATCCCGGCCTTCGCCGGGATGATGAAATAAAAAGGGCCGGAGAAGACCTCCGACCCCTTCGCGTCTTCGCGCGAAACAATTAGGCCGCCGCCGCGATTTCCTCGCTCGGCACCGGGCGCTTGTCGAATACTTCGTCGATCAGGCCGAATTCCTTGGCTTCGGCCGCCGACAAGAACTTGTCGCGGTCCATCGCCCGCTCGATCTCTTCCAGCGCCTTGCCAGTATATTTGGCGTAGAGCGTGTTCAGGTCGTGGCGCATGCGCAGGATCTCGCGCGCCTGAATCTCGATATCGGCGGCCATGCCCTGCGCGCCGCCGCTGGGCTGGTGGATCATGATCCGGCTGTTGGTCAACGCCATGCGCATGCCCGGCTCGCCGGCCGACAGCAGAAAGCTGCCCATCGATGCCGCCTGCCCGATACACACCGTGCCGATGCGCGGGCGAACATACTGCATCGTGTCGTGGATCGCCATGCCCGCCGTGACGACGCCGCCGGGCGAGTTGATGTACATGAAGATGTCCTTTTTCGGGTTCTCCGATTCCAGGAACAGCAGTTGGGCGGTGATCAGGGAGGCCATGTGATCCTCGACCTGGCCGGTCACGAACACGATCCGCTCGCGCAGCAGCCGCGAATAAATATCGAAGCTGCGCTCGCCCCGGTTCGACTGCTCGATGACGATCGGCACCAGCGCGTCGTGGATCTGGCCGTTCACGAACGGATTATTCAT